CCCTACATTCTGGATTGCGCCATTTGCTGACCAAGCCCTGACGTCATCATCCGATAGTTTCCCACCATTGTCGATAACGATCAACGTGTCAACGCTGCCGAGGCTGCGCACGGCGCGCTCAAGTAGGTCGTAGCGGTTCAGCACCGGGATGATGACCGTTTCGATCATGGCTGCCACGCCGCCAGCTGCTCAAGCGCCGGACGCCAATACTTCGCATACACAAGATCAGCGTCATAGTCAGCAGCGAACGCCACTGCCTTCTCGCTTGTGCCGCGCTGGGCCGCGTACGCATTTTCCAGCGAGTCCACGATGCGTGGAATCATCGGAGTCGCGAACCACGCTTCCTGAAAAGGATCCCACAACGGCTGTACCTCGACTGCCCACCCATCACCGACGAGTTCTGTCTGGGCTGTCCAATCACTGACGATCACGCGGGTTCCGCACGCCTGCGCCTCGATCACGGGAACGCCGAAGCCCTCACCTGCTGATACAGCAAGCAGCACATCCGCGGCGGTGTAGAGCGCGGCGAGCGCCTGCTGGGGAAGGTTCATCTTGTAGAGGTACTGATCAACGAAGCGCACCTGATCCGGCGCGATGCCACAAGCTTTGATCAGTGCTGGCAAATCAACGCCCGTTGAGATTGCGGATAGTTCCGTATGCAGATACAGCACCGCATCAGGATGATTCTTCGCGAAGATGCCGAACGCCAGCAGGTTCTCGCCGAAGCATTTACGAACCGGGGTGCGGCCCTTATTGGCTGAGTTCATCATCACGACGAAACGATCCTCGTCAACGCCGATCAGTTCGCGGCCTGTGACGGAACGGCCTTCAGCGTCGGCGAATGATGGCGTCGGTCGGAACACGGGTTCGACTGCGTGCGGAATGTAAATCGATTCGACGCCGCCGTCTGCAAACATCCGCTCGGCGAAGCGACTCATCGCCAACGCCTTGACGTTCGGACGGTTCACCCACGCGGCAACCTTCGGCGGTGCAGGCTGATGGTCGACGGGTGCCCACGCCGCAATCTTCGGGATGTCGCGGATGCCGGGATTCTCAAGCGCCCACACATCGAACAGGACGACGACGAGGCTCGGCAGGTCACTGCCATGCGCCCAATGCTGAGAGTGGGCCTTCAGGATGTCATCGGAATACCCGCTCGACCCAGTCGGGTACAGCTTCACGCCGCCCATCCATGAAGTCTCCGCACCCTGCAACCCGTAGTTACACGCGATGGCGACCTCGTGCGTATCAGCAGCCATCCGCGACACAACCTGCGCAGTCTGCACGCCGTAGCCCGTAGGGGCGAACGGCGCATTCGAGCTGAAGAGGATACGCTGCCTCGTCACACTCGGCGGCTCAGAACCCGCCTCGGGCGGAGAGCCGCCGCCTTTCGCAAGCTTGCGGCGAGTTGCCCTGTTCGTCATGATCCCTCCCGATCAACGTAGTGGCTACCCGGCATCACCGCCGGGTAGCCACCGATTGTACCTATCGGTTAGGACGCGCCACCGATGAAGTGATTGACGTGCGTCGCCTGCGGCAGGTTGCCGTCGAGGCGGTAGATCACGCGCAGCGTAACGAGATCAGTGGAGAACGCGAAGTCGTCCGACCGATCCACGCGGATGCCGCCTACCGTGCGCACGTAGTACGACGGCAGGTGTCCGAAGAGGACAGACTTGGCAGCCGTTCCAGCGTCCGCGATGGCGGGATTCTCGTACAGCGGGTACCCGAGGAGGGTATCCGGGGTGCCGACGGCCAGCGACGGCTGGAAGACGTACTGACCAGCCGTGTCCTTCAGCTTGCGAGTCTTGCCGATCGAAGCGCCGTTCATCATGAAGCCTGCGCCCGGAAGCATCCGAGCCGCACCGTCCACGCTGTAGACGAGATCGATCAGGTTGTCGGCGGTGAACAGGCCACTCGTGGCCGTCGCGCCGGTGATGCCGAGCGTCGACGCGCCGACGATGCCCTGCGGCTCGACGGTACCCGTGCCGACCGTCAGCTTCGAGTTCACGTTGAACCCGATGCCCTGACCGACCTGATCGGCAAGGAAGCCGAGGATGTCGACGCCAGAATCCTCGATCATCTCACGCGAGACCTGCGTGATGTACGAGAACTTGAAGGCACTCATCGTGATGAACGCGGAGAATGCCGGATCGGACTCACCGATGGTTCCGGCCTGACTTGCGACCGTCGCACCGCTGTACGTGTTGATTCGCGGAATCTGAAGATTCTCGCCGCCAGCCGTCTCGATGATGGTCGAGGTGGCGAGCATCGGGCCGACGAGTCGGGCCTTGAGGATGATCTGATCGTAGAAGCTCGTAGGAACGGGAGCCCCTGTGTTTGACGTGAGGACGTCGCGCTTCTCGAAGTTGGCGCTGCGGATCTCGCCGCGGGTGAGGGCACGAACCATCTCGGTGTCGTCGGCCTCGGAAGCCGGGGCGACCTCGTCGGTGCGGACGTTGGCGGCCACGGCGTCGAGGCGCTGCGCGCGCTCTTCGTCCTTCGTCATCTGCTCGATGACGCGGGCGCGGTTGTCCATGTCCTCGGAGATGCGATCATAAATCACGTTCTCCTCGGCGGTCAGGTCGCGCGACTCAGCCGCAGCTGCGTCGAGCAGGTTCTTCGCCTCTTCCCACGCGGATGCGCGGAGATCGGTCTGTCGCTTGAGATACTCGTTCATGAGTGTCTGATCCTTTCAAGAATCAAGGGTTGGCCTAACGGATTCCGGCGCGGCTCCGCACCCGGCACGCCTGACGCGGCTCCGCAGATCAGACAACCCAAATAGTATCAGGCCAGAAGTGTGATTAGACGCGCGCGAAGAGGAGATCAAGCTGCTTACGCTTCATCTCAAGCGAAGCCTTCGCATCCGACCCGATGGTCGTATCGGCACGCAACTTCTGCACGACACTCTCAATCAGCATTGCGGCCTCATCATCAAGCATCTCGCCGGCCTCAAGTTTCGTGATCGCCGCATCCAACAGGGACGCATCCGCGCCCGTCGCTGCCGCAAGATTCTCAAGGCTCCTGACGCCCGCACTCGTCGCCGCGTATGCGGGGAATGCCGTGACGATGGACACTTCATGCAACCGCACTTCGCGAAGCTCGCGCGTCGCACCATCCGGCGACCACGCATCGCCGCCCTTCGGCACACTGAAACCGAACGACATCGAATCAACATCACCGCGGCGCATCAGGATGGCAAGATCCTTACCATCCGTCGTCGGCGGCAGGTCAGCCTCGACCCGTAGCCCGTGACTATCCTCCGACAACCGCAGCGTCCCGGCGCGCTTCGACGCGAGCACCCTCGTCGTATCATGGTTCACGAACATCTTGATCTCATTCCGCGAACTGAGACTCGTCGCGAATGCGCCCGGACGAATCTGCTCGATGAATGGCAACGGCTCCGACGGCGAGTCGAACACGGCGGCGTAACCGGCGAAACGCATCCCCTCGGTGGCAACGTCTTCGCGAATCTCGAACTCGTTGACGGTGATGCGGCGCGTTTCGACGGTGCTGTTCATATGCCCAATCGTAGCACCGGCCCGTTCAGACACGACAATCACGCTACGCTCCTCCTCGCGAATCTGCTCCGCCTTACGCGCATACCATTCGATGGCGGCCTGCGGCGCAAGCGGGTTGATGCCCCACAGGTAGAACGCAACCGCCCCGGCACCGGGGAACCCATCCGCATCAGGGTCACGATTATCTTCCGCATCAAGGTCAACTAGATGGCGCGCGGCCCACGCGCTCGCGCGGATCACCTTGTCCTCCGATACTTGCCCATCAGCCAACAATCGAGCCTCACGGATTGTGCGGGCGACAACGCCGTCGCCGGCCAAGCCATCAGCGTAGTATTCCAACCCTCGCGCTGCAGCTTCGCGGATATACTCTGGCAGCTCGAGGTTTACCTGTCGCTCATCTAGGGTGCGCGTTGATTTCGGGTGGCCTTCGGGTAACAGATCAAAGTCCGTCGTGTAAGCGGCGTTCTGGGGTCGCCCTCTACGCAGTAAATATAGGAAAGCATTTACACGAGCCATTGACCACGCCGCACGACTAACACCGGGGCGGTGACTGCTGGAGTACGCGCCAGAGCCTCGACGGTAAACCGCTGAGAGTTGACCAAAAGTTGTCCGAGTCCAATCTGGACGATCAGCGGCAGCCATCGCATCATTATGCTCAGAGACTTTATTCCGTAGGGCCGTCTGAGTATTCTCACCGAGTTTGATGTCGCCGCCAGCGCCCGAAGCAGAGCC